GGGCCCAACTTAGCAGCCATACAATGGGGATGTACCTTGTCTGAATCCAAAACCTTACGACCATACTGTTCATCTGGCAAATCAGTAGCATGTGCTGACAAATATACTCCAGGAATTTTCTGCAATTTCTCAATTAAACGCTTCGCCATATCCTGCGTAATTGTCTGCATTACACCATAATTCGAATTGGGAGTACCACCTATATGGAAACCGATAAGCACAGGCTCCCGTTGTACTAAAACAATCGGTCCCATACAAGCTCCAACTTGCGCAATAGACGAAGAATAATGACCTCCATAAAATTCACGATATTTGTGGCCCACAGCTCCATGCTGTACGCTCACTCTTTCAGAATCAACACCATCACCCTTCCGACGCACCATCATAGTACACATTGATACGCCACGGGGTAATGACATAGGTAGCCATTTAATCTTGTCACGCAAGTCCGGACAATTCGGTACATACACACACACTAAATCCAATTCAGGCAAAGTGGAACTCATTCCTAACTCACATTTGAAAGTAAAAATTCCACCTGGTCTATTATGCCTATAAACAGTAACTTGGAGTAAATCAGTAGGTTCAGAATTCATATCAGCATCTTTATAAAAAACATGCTCTGGAAACCATGCCACACTCTTGCGCGGAAAGAAGATATTACACCGTGTCTGAGATCCATCAGATCGTTTAAACTCGGCCCAAAACAAATTACTCTTCTCTAACGTGCTAGTAACATGTGAAGGATGCGCCCTTTTGGATGCTTCAGATGTTTCCACCTTAACACCCATTCTTTGCATCATAAATCCAAACCATCCTGGACTTTTTTCCATGTCTTGTACGCTAATTCCAGCGTTTGGGTTTACATCCTGCAATCGTTTCCTGTTCCACAACTGAAACAACTTCAGACCCACTAATAATGTTGAAACAACAATTGCACCTTTTGCAACATGACTATCGCGCAAACTCTTAGCCAACGTCGGAAGAGCATCACGCCTTTCACTATACTCAGCTTTATAAGCGCGGATACGAGCACGATAGTGAGACCACATTACAAGCTTAAGAATCCATACAAAAAACAAAGAACACAAAATAGCAACAAGATTACACGTATACAATCCAAACAACAAACTGCAAATTCCGAGAAAACTAACACGTCGGAATTGCTTCCTCATATCATACAGAGCTGCGGAGTGTTGCCACATCTCTATAGATTTCTGGAACAACTGAGTTTGGAAAATAAAACGCGGTGTCATTGCAACTGCCAACGGAGTTACAGTTCCATGCATCAAATCATTCAACTCCCTTGACAAATGTCTAGTTGCCATTTTCCTGATGGGCCAATATCCAACTAAAGAATTGATATAATCCAGCGGATAAACCCAACTATAGAAATAATTAGTCACTGACTTTTGTAAGGAATCCATCATAATCTCACCTAACGCTTCAAAAGCTTGCGGATCAACTTTACATTTGCACAAAGGTGCTGGTCTACAACAAGTATCACACATTGGCATCACATCAAAAGCCTGAGATCTTTCAACTACATTCGTTTGCTTAACTTTATGTCGCTTAGCAAGATGCACAATAACATCCAAATATGTAGCTAAATCAAGATTTTTACAACGAACTCGTCTACCATCATCCAATTTGACGTTCATAATACGAAATTCGTATGTCTCATGGCCTTCGTGTGTTTCAAAAAGAAAACATTCTTCCAAATCAAGCTGCCATACATCCTGGCAAAGATCACATTCATCCAAATCAGGGTGATCAGTGTTTAAAGAAACACCTCCAGGAATGCGAAACTCGGGCTTAACTCGAACACGTGTATGAATAAAACGCCTCAATGCTGCTTCGGGTTTATTCGTATAACAACGAACTTGGTAATCTTCAAAATTAGAAGTCAAAACACCAAC